TTAGGTATGTATTCAGCATCTCTTGAAAGATGTGAAAATAATGACAAACAAGATTCATATGGATCTGCACCTGTTGTTCAAAGAACAGATGTAAGTACAGATCTATCATTCTATAGGAGAAAATAATGCAAATACCTTTTGGCGAATGGTTACCTGATCAACCTAAACACTTGAATCCAGGTGCTAACGTAGCAACAAATGTATACTATGCATTAAACTCTTATAAAAGATTTCCTTCTTTAGTAAACTATAGCTCTAATAATATAGCAGCTGATGCTAGAGGTGGAGGATCATTTAGAAATAATGCAGGAGCTGTATTTAATTTTGTTGCAAAGAATACAGATATTTACCAATTAAGTGGTGGAGCTTTTACATCACGTAAAGGATCTCTTTCAGGAACTAATACAGATTTTTGGACATTCACACAATTTGGTAATTATGTTATAGCAAGTAATGGTGTAGATGCACCTCAATATTATTTAATGGGAACATCAACTAACTTTGCTAATCTGTCAGCAATACAAACAGCAGGTACTGTTCCAACATTTAGAGTTTCAGGAGTTATAAGAGATTTCTTAGTAACAGGTAACCAAACATCAAATCAAAATAGAATCCAATGGTCAGGTATTAATGATATTACAACTTGGTTATCAGGAACTAAACAATCTGATCAACAAGATCTTCCAGGATCAGGTGGTGAAATTGTAGCTATAACTTCAGGTGAGTATGGCTATGTATTTAGACAAAACCAAATTATTCGTATGGATTATGTTGGTGGATCAACTGTATTTAGATTATCAGTAATATCTCCTAATAGAGGAGCTGTATATGGTAAGACTGTAGCACAAGATAATAGACGAGTATTCTTTTATGCTGATGATGGATTCTACGAAATACAAGGTGATAATGTAGTTTCAATAGGTGCAGAAAAAGTAAATAGATTTTTTGACCTTGATGTTAACAAAGCATATTTAGATAGAATAGTAGCAGCTGTTGATCCTTTTAATCAACTTGCTATGTGGCTTTATCCATCAGTAAATAACTTAAACAATACTACAGGTGTTTGCGATAGAATTATTATTTATAACTATGCTACTAAAAAATGGTCTATAGCAGAAACAAATGCTAGTTTTATATTTAACCAATTTGTAGGAGCTTATACTGTAGAGTTAATGGATATTATATCTACTAACCTAGAGAATATTAACATAGCATTAGATACAGATTTTTGGTCAGGTGGACAAAAGTTTTTAGGAGCTATTGATGGAGATTTTAAAGCAGCAATCTTTTCAGGATCTGCAAATATAGCTGAAATAGAAACATCAGAGTTTGAGGCCTTTCCTGGACGTAGAGCTTCTATTACAGGAGTAAGACCTATTGTAGATGCAGAAGCAAGTGTAACAATTAAAACAAGAAACAAACTTGCAGACACAGCTACAGAATCTAGTTCTTCTACTATGAATGCTAATGGTTTAAATCCTGTTAGACAATCAGGAAGATACATTAGAGCTAATGTTAAAGTACCAAGTGGTACATTATTTAATCATGGTCAAGGTATTGATATAACAGCAGTTCAATCAGGTAATAGATAATGACAGATAAAACAGATATAGATAACGTAAGATATAGTTTTGAAACACAAGAGTTCTTCCAACGACAAATTGAAGAAGCAATTAATACATTAATCAACGAAAAAAACATAGAAAATAACAAAGCATTTTCTTGGTTTATAGGAGCATAAAAATATGGCAGGTATAAAAGATTATAGCAGTACAGCAAGTAATAATACTACAGTAGGTGGTGTTAGTGTAGCTGAAGGTATGTTACCTTCTAACATTAATAATACATTTAGAGGATTAGCTGGTGAAATTAGAGAATGGTTTAATGATTCACAATGGGTTATTTACGGAGATGGTGATGGCACACATACAGCAGCATACGCAAGTTCAGGTTCTTTTACAATTGCTGGTGCAAATGTTACATCAGTTTATTCTGCTGGACGAAGAATTAAAGCAATAGCTTCAACTCCAGGAACAATTGTTGGAACAATATCTAGTTCATCTTTTTCTACAAATACAACAGTTAATGTTACATGGGATAGTGGAAACTTATCTAATGAAGCAGTAGTTATTTATTTAGCTGCATTAACAACTGATTCTATTCCAACTGGTATAGATGCTGCAAGAATTAATACTGGTGTAGTATCTAATGCAGAATTTAATTATCTTAATGGTGTTACGAGTGCAGTACAAACACAATTAAATGCAAAACAAGCAACGATCACAGGATCTGCTACAACAATTGACACAGAGTCTTTAACTGCAAGTAGAGCTTTAATTTCAAATGGTTCTCAAAAAGTAGCTGTCTCAGACGTTACAGATACTGAACTAGGTTACTTAGATGGAGTATCATCTGCTATACAAACACAGATAAATTCTAAACAAGCTACTATTACAGGTGCAGCTACAACTATTGATGATGCTAATTTAACAGCAAGTCGTGCTGTAGTATCTAATGGATCAGGTAAAGTAGCAGTATCAGATGTAACATCTACAGAGTTAGGTTATCTTGACGGAGTTAGTTCAGCAATTCAAACTCAGTTAGATGCTAAACAGGCTACAATAACTGGATCAGCAACTACAATAGATACAGAATCTTTGACAGCTAATAGAGCTGTTATATCTAATGGTTCACAAAAGATTGCAGTATCTGACGTTACTTCAACAGAATTAGGATATTTAGATGGTGTTAGCTCAGCTATACAAACTCAAATAGATACTAAAGCTGCAACATCATATGTTAATGATGCAGTAGCAGGTCTTAGAACAAGAGTAGTAGTAGAAGCAGCATCAACAGGAAACTTAGATTTAACTTCTGATCTTCAAAATGGAGATACAGTTGATGGTGTTACACTTGCAACAGGTGATCAAGTATTACTTAAAGATCAATCTACTGCTAGTCAAAATGGTGTTTATACTGTTGTATCTAGTGGAACAGCAGGTAGATCTACAGAATATGATTCAATAGATGAATTATCAGGTCAAATGGTTATTGCTAATCAAGGATCAGCTAATGATAATAAATTCTTTTTATGTACAACAAATAATACTGCATCATTAGGATCAGACTCAATTTCATTTTCACAAGTTACACCTCAGAATAATGGTACTGTTACATCAGTAGGATTAGCTGATGGAGGAGCTTCTGAATTTACAATAGGCAGTACACCTGTAACTTCTAGTGGTAATATAACTATTACAGTTAATAGTATTGCAGACACAAAATTAGGAACAATTGGAACAGCAAATAAAGTATCTTTAACAGCATTAAATATTGATGGTGGTGCAGATATTGGAGCTGATTTAACAACATCTGATTTAATTGCTGTAGATGATGGTGCCAATGGAACTAATAGAAAAGCAGCATTATCAAGAGTAATAACTTTAGTTCAAGCAAACATAGATGATCCAACAGCACTTGCAATAGCTTTAGGATAAATATATAAATAGGAGAAACAAATGGCAAATACGTTTAAGGCAATCAACTTCGCAGCAGAACCAGCATCAGCTGGAACACCTTATGTGATGTATACAACAGCTGGAAGTACAACTACAGTAGTTCTTGGTCTTGTATTAGCTAACATTCATACATCAGCAATAACAGCTGAAGTAGAACATGTTAGTACAACATCTAATAGAGGTGGAGCAAACAATGTTGCAAATGGCACATCGTTCTTAGTTAAGAATGTAACCATTCCAACAGGAAGTTCATTAGAAGTTTTATCAGGTTCTAAAGTTATTTTAGAAGCTGGAGACAAAATTCAAATAGATTGTTCAGTAGCTGATAAGATTTCAGGCACATTATCAGTAATGGAAATCACATAATAATTAGGAGTTAAAACACATGGGTTACATAGGTAAAAAACCAACAGATGCACCATTAACATCAAGCGATATTGCTGATGGTATTATCTCTACTGCTGATTTAGCAAATGATGCTGTAACAGCAGCTAAAATTGCTGATGCAGTTTCTTTTGGAAAAATTTTGCAAGTTGTTCAAACAACAAAAGTTGATACTTTTAGTACAACAAATACTTATTCATCAGGTGGCTTTGCAGATATTACAGGTTTAAGTGTAGCTATAACTCCATCTGCTACGTCTAGTAAAGTTTTAGTTTTAGTACAAATATCTAATTCTGTAGCTAGTAATACTCAATTTTTTAATTTAATTAGAGGTTCTACATCTTTATTGCAACCAGGAAGTGGGTCATTAAAATCAACAACACTTAATGACCATAGTATGGGTAATGTTCCAATTACTTTTTTAGATAGTCCAAGTTCAACAAGTGCCACAACTTATAAAGTAGCAACTTGTCGAGAAGGAGCTGGTACAGTTTATATTAATAGACGATCAGATAGTGCTAACCATGCGGGAAGTTCAACAATAACAGCAATAGAGATAGGAGCATAATGGTAGATTTATCGACAGCAATATTGGCAATTAATTCTGAAGCAAAATTTTCAATAAATGGTGAAGATGTAAATCAAATTACTTGGTATAACGATACAACACCTATTTCTGCAAGTGATATAGAAGCAAAACAAGCAGAACTCCAAGCTGAGTATGATGCTAAACAATATCAAAGAGATAGAGAAGTTGCTTATCCTACAATTCAAGAACAACTTGATATGCAGTATTGGGATAATGTTAATGGTACTACAACTTGGAAAGACGCAATAGCTAAAGTAAAATCAGACAATCCAAAGGAGTAATCAATGGCTCTTAACTTTGCTAACAACAATTCCTTATCAGCAATTACAGCTTTACCAGCTTCAATATCAGGTGGTGGATTAAATTTAATATCTACACAGACAGCTAGTGGTAGTGCCAATTTATCTTTTACAAGTGGAATAGATAGTACGTACAAGGAGTATGTATTTAAGTTTATAAATATACATCCAGCTACTGATAATACGACTTTTACTTTTAATTTATCTGCTGATGGTGGAAGCAACTATAATGTTTCTAAAACAACAACTGTTTTTAGAGCTTTTCATGATGAAGCTGATAGCTCTACTGAATTAGATTATTTAGATGGGTTAGATTTAGCGAACGGAACAGGAGTTCAAGCTCTTGTTGAAAATATTGGAAATGGTAATGACGAAAGTTCTTCAGGCACTTTGCATTTATTTGAACCATCATCTACTACGTTTGTAAAACATTTTATATGGGAAGTACCAAGTTATGCAAGTTCAAATGCTATGAATATTCAATATGGTGCTGGATATGCAAACACAACTTCAGCAATAAATGCAATTCAATTTACTATGGGTTCAGGAAACATAGATAGTGGAGTTATAAAATTATATGGCGTTAGTTAAATACAATAACAATTCTATAAGTGCTGTTACAGCAGCAGCTAGTATTCCTAGTGGTTCTTTGGTTTTAATTAAATCTCA